GTATTACTGTATTTCCACAACGGAGGCAAGCAATGAATGACAATTTCAGCATAAACAAAGTCTGGACGATTGCGGAAGGCATCCAAGCGAGGAAGATGAACGATGACGGTTATACCGCAAGAGAGATTGGTACTGCTCTTGGGCGATCCCGAAATAGCGTCATAGGCTGGTTTCACCGCCAGCAGATACGCCTAAAGACGGTGATTAGCACTGAGGCCAAAATGCAAAAGGCCCGCAGCGCATATAAGAAACGCGGCAGGCAGGCACCCAAGCCACTCCCTGCGGAACCAAAGATTTCCAAAATATTCATAAATTCAAAGACTAAAGAGCCAATTCTTCAACCAGTGGATGATACGAACGTCACGTTCATGAAGCTTACGAACATGATGTGCAAAGCAGTCATTGGTGAAGCGAAAGGCATAGAAACTATCTACTGCGGCGAGAAACCTATGAAAGCAGGGCATAGCTGGTGTGCGTTTCATCACTCCATCTATTACGGCAGCAAGAGGGCAGAACCTAATGAAGAACGTCAAATCGTTTCGCGAGGTAATAAAATTTTTGGAAGATTTGGGTCTGGAAGTAAATCTCGTCAAAACTAAAAATCATCTGAAATATTATTGCAAGAAGGGTGAACATGAGAAATTTTTTGTCAGGGCGTCGTCGCCTTCAGACCACAGAGGATTCCTTAACTTCCAATCGGACGTTAAGCGATGGCTTAAATCACTACCAAACAACTGAGGAGAATACAGAAATGACTATCGAAGCAATCACGGGTGAAGCTAATCGTCAACACGCCAATTTCGTACAGAAGTATGGTCACCAGACGCCATTCTATGTGCGCATGTCCAGCATTCTGGGCATTATGCTGGGGCGTGAAGTGCAACCCAACGAGATCGCGATGTTTGAACTTGCTCACGCACAAACACGCCTCTCCCTGAACCCCGCGGATGATCAGGCGTATCATGACATGATCGTCGCGACCGCCTCCGCCAAGATGTACGCGGCTAAAAAGTCCTCCAGCTTTGAAGATAAGATGCTGGCGGATGTCGAAGCTAATCTGATCGACAGCATAAATGGGAATTAACATGCGTTATTTAATTCCGCTTTTATTGGTTTCATCCCTTTTACAGGGGTGCAGCATCACAATCCACGAAGGTGGCCCATCCAAGAAAGAAACGCAGAATGGCGCACACTGAGTATTTTCTGCGGAACTTTGAAAACTCCCATCGCGCTGTCTTTAAGGTGGCGGAATGGTTTCACCGCCAGTGGAATATGAGTATCGGCATCAAAAGCAAAAAGGTCGCCCCCACATACGAAGAGCGTTTCCATTACATGGATGATGGCGATTTTTTGTTCAAAAGGCCGGGGAAAGACAAATGGGAAATCGCGGAAGTCAAACATAAGAATATGGAGTGGACGGGGGAGGATGACTTCCCTTATCCAACCGTTTTTGTATCTAACGTTCACAGCGTGGAGCGTGGGCATGAGCCGCATCTTTGGGTGCTGGTGAGTAAGTCACTGACACATGCCATCATCATACCAAAGTCTACGAAAAGATTTTGGATTAAAGAAACAGTTTACAACCGTAACTCTGGAAAGAACGAGGAGAAGTACTTGTGCGCGAAGCACTTAGCGCAATTTTACGAAATACGCGGATATTCAGTTGACGACTCATTCCAATGAGTGTATATATTTACAATCAACAACGGGAGAATACAAATGTTGACACCAGAACAAATCGCCAAACGCCGATACTCAGTTGGTGGTTCAGACGCGAACACCATCATGTCAGGCGACATGAAACGCATCACGCAGCTTTGGAAAGAGAAGCATGGGGATCTTCCGCCTGAAGATCTTTCCGGCGTCCTGCCCGTGGTCATGGGGTCGTATACTGAGCCTTTGAACGTCATATGGTTTGAAAAACAAACGGGTCGGTCTGTGACCAATCAGGGGGACGAGCATACGCACCCGCTGTATCCGCATATGACCTGCACATTGGATGGCCTGACGGACGACGGCAAAACGATCTTTGAAGCGAAGCATGTGTCCCCTTTTTCTAAGGAAGACACGCTGATGGATCGTTATATGCCGCAATTGCACCACAACATGTCGGTGTTAGGTGTACGCCAAGCTGTATTGTCCGTGTTCTTTGGTAACCTGCGGTGGGAAAAGTATGAAGTTACATACGATGACTTTTATGGCGCTGTGGTTACGGATGCGGTCAACCGCTTCTGGAAGTCCGTGCAGGAAGATATACCTCCTGAGTTGGTATTCGCAGAGGCACCCAAAGAGTTCGTCCAGCGTATGGACATGCAGGACAATAACCTGTGGGGCCATTTCGCGGCGCAATACGTCGAAATGAACCCGTACAAGTTGAAGTGGGACGAGGCGGTCGCGGGAATGAAGGAACTCGTGCCTGAAGGCGTTCAAGAGGCCTATGGTCACGGTATCATCATTAAGCGCGACAAACGTGGCGTCATGCGTGTACGGGGAGAGAAAAATGAGCACATTACAGCGTAGTTTGATTGATGCGGAAGCGTCAGTTGCAGAAATGTGTGAGGCAACAGGCGCAAATGCCGATCAGATCGTATTCTTCATTACGGATGAGGGCGATGACATGATCGTTCACGTTCGCCATTGGGATATTATGACGGAAGACCAAAAGAAAACGATGGTCATGTGTTTAGCTGGAGTTGTCCAAACATTGGGCAAAGCTATAGAAGCAGAAGAGAAAGCAACGAGGAACTGATCATGATTAAGACAAGTGAAACATTAGACGCATTCGCCGAAGCATTTGCTAAAGCACAGGGGGAATTGACAAACCCGCCTAAGAACAAGGTCAACCCGCACTTTAATAGCCGCTACGTTGATTTATCTGACGGTCTGGATGTAATTCGCAAGACCTTCAGCAAGCATGGCCTCGCGGTTATCCAAGGGACATCCTTGGAAAACGATCTTACGGTGCTGAACACCCGCATCCTGCATAAATCAGGGCAGTGGATGGAATGGACCTACCCTGTATCAGGCCTTGATACACATCAAAAGATGGGGTCGGCGATGACATATGCGCGTCGTTACGCCCTGTTTGGTATCGTAGGCGTGGCGGGGGAGGATGATGACGATGGTAACACCGCGTCCGCCCCTGTGAAGCCCATCAAGAAAATGGCGGAAGTTGGCTTGACCCCAGAAGCAAGCGCTTTGTCCGCTGAATTGTTAATTGCGGAAATTGAACGTCTTGATTCGATTGACGCGATGACCCGTTGGGCGGCTGCTAACAAGTCACGCAAGGACAAGTTGGTGCCTGCGGATCAGAAGCTGGTCACAGAAGCCTTTAAGCTGCGTCAGGGCGACATCAGCAATGGCTGAAGTAATAAACATGCGGAGGCGGGGGTTTAAACTGGAACCCTGCGCTCTCATGGACGAAGAGGCGTTGGGGGAGATCCCCGAAGGCAGAGATTTGACTGTCACGGTAAAACGCCAACGCAGTCAGAGACAGCATAGGTTTTTCTGGGGGTTGTTACAAAAGGTCGTTGATAATCACGCTGAGTATCATAGACCGGAACAGTTGCTTTTGTGGCTTAAAATACGATTGGGGTACGTTGATGAAGTTAGGTTTCATGATGACAAAGTCTGGTGGGTTGCGAAATCCATTAGTTTTAATGCGATGGGCCAAGATGAATTTAAAAAATTCTTTGATGTGGCGTTGGACATACTTATCGCGGAGGTAATCCTTGTGGATCGCAGAGAGTTGATCCGCGAGGTCGAAGAGATGGTTGGTTTCAAATTAGAAGAGGTATGGAAAAATGGCGTATGAACCAAAAGATGGTGACTTTGTTCTTTATGTGAATGATCGCAAAGTCAAAGACACGCATCCTGATTACAGCGGGAATATTATCAAAAATGGCAAAAAGCACTTTTTGAACGCTTGGATCAAATCCAGCAAAAACGGTGGCGATGATTTTCTTTCTGGTACTATTGGCGAAGAAATGAAGCCTAAAGGATCAGACACGGCACCTCCGCTTTCCCGTGGTGGTGGATTTCCGGGGGTGCGCACAATCAACGCGCAGGCGATGTCAGCGGCTTCCGCGCCTGCTGTGCATACTCAGCCCGCACTTGACGACGAAATCCCTTTCTGAGGTGCAATATGTCAAACGTCAAAGCCCGTTTTAAAGACGCTACGTTAGACCAAGCTTTGGAATTGGTAAAAAAGCGCAAACCAAGTCGGAAGGGATCATACATGGCGACAGCCCGTATGTTTCGTAAAGCTAAAAAGCTGTGGGAGGGGGATGAGTACGACAAAGCTGAAAGTCCCCGCGAGAAAGGTATTCGCAATAAGCATGCGAAGCCTAAAGTCACCCTACCCACCATCGGTTTTCTAAACAGGAGGATGGATGGCGAAACGTAAGACAATCAGTGCGAAGGCTCGTGTCGCGCTATTCCAGAAACATGATGGCACCTGCCATCTATGCGGAGGCAAGATCCATGCGGGAGAGGCTTGGGAGGTTGAACATGTGGTACCATTTGCTATGGGTGGCGCTGATACGGAGGATAATTGGCGTCCAGCTCATACCAAATGCCATAAGGCCAAGACTGTCAAAGATGTTGCTGACATCGCAAAAGCGAAGCGGCGTGAAGCGCGTCATATTGGGGCTAAGGTTTCCAAAACGCCAATGCCATTCGGTAAGGGTTCGAAGTGGAAAAGAAAAATGGATGGTAGTGTCGTGTTAAGGGAGAAGTAAAATGATACTGACTAAAGAACTATGGGATGAATATACGGAGGGGCGTGACGATTATGCCACCTTTGAAGAGTTGAAAGATGCGCCTCTGCTGTATCAGGCGTGTTCCGCAGCGAATGCGACGAATTGGAAGCTAAAACAAATGAGCGAAGCTTACGCAAAATTAGCGCGTAAATCGTTTATGCAAGGTTTGGAAGTGCAATACGCGGTTTCTTTGCTGAAAAAGGTCGTCAAACTGAAAAAGGATGATGACCAAGAGAAATGCGTACAAGAAATCATGAAATTCTTTGAAAGGTATGAAGACAATGGGTGAGAATGAAGCGCTGAAGGACTTTGATGAGCAGGTCGCGCATGACCTATGGGATGATGCTATTTCATTGGCGGATCAATTGATCCCAATTGTTATGGCTGCTTCCAAAAACACAACTGTGGAAAAAAACACCGCAAACAAAGCATTGGAAGCGGTAATTATTCGCCGCACTCTTGCGCTTATGTTGATCGCTTGCTTCATGAACCGCGCTACTTTGGAAGCAAACACTTTAGACGAGGCCTTCGCCGCTTGTAAAAGGGTAGCTAAAGATCTTTTTACCCAATATGAGAAAAAGGATCTAATCATACAATGACGCCCATTCAAAAGGTCGTATGGACAAAGAACGCATCCCCACGGGAGCAGCTTGTCATGCTCCGCCTGATGGATGTCTATGGTACGCGCTGCGAGGTGACGGTGGATGAAATGTCCGCCGCCATCAGCATCAATAAACCCACCCTTGTCAAAACCCTACGCGGGTTAAAGGAATTGGGATGGGTCAGGTCTGAGCGAGTGTATAAAGATCGCGGTGACAAACGCCTAAAAGCGCTAACGGGCAATCTTTATTATTTTACAGTTTGAAAAGAGGGGGAGCCGGAATAAATCAACGCGCTCCCCCTAAGTCTCGGGAGGAAACCACCAAGCAAGGACACCCTTGGTGATCACACGATCATACAGATCCGCCGTAATCTACGCAAACTTTTCGTAAGCAGCAGCCAGTTTCTCATCATATTTATTTTGCGCGTATCCGGGGCCATTATAACCCCTCGCAAAGCCAGCCCAGTCCTGACGCCCTAATTCATCCGCCAAACCGCTGTGCTTGATGAAATTAGCCATTTGCAAAAGCTGGTTCGCTTCGCTTTCTTTAGCCTTTTCCACCATGTCCTGCACGGAATCACAGCCAGCCGCCTTGTAGTTGCTGCCCATAATCTGCCCTAAACCCCAAGAGGTGGACAGCAGAGCCGCAGTTTCATCAATAGCGACAGCCGCATCGATTTCAGCGTAAACGCCGTCAGGAGTTTTTGGATATGGCTTCTCACCCCATTTTGGGTAAGCGAGACCCGCATCGACCGCCGCATAAAGCTTGTCATGATCATCTTTTAACTGGCGGTAAAAGATATGGCGTTCAAACAGTGCTTTGGGGCGTCCATCACCATCATAACCGCTTCCTGCCGCTTCCACGGTGGTAACCGCACGAAACGCCGCATATGGGACGCCAATGCTAGTCGCCGCAGCAATAAAATCGTCTTCAGTCGCTTTGGTCGCTTTACCAATAAAATCCATATTACTTACTCCCATCAGATGATTCGTGTTGGTGACTGCTACCAAAGTAGTACGACAAGACGAGCATCAATGCACCATCAATCGTACCCAAGACACGCGCAACCAATTCCCGCATAGATGGGTCAATTACATGCGTGAACAGAAAGTATTGTGCGAGGCCATAACAAATGACGATCACGACCGCGAGAACACGCGGCGTCAGGTCATGCGTCTGGATCGCATAATTACGAGCGCTCGCACGATCATCCGCGGCGATGCGGACGAGGTCGATGTCCAAGGACTTCATTTGGACTTTGAAGTCAGCATCTATCTTTTTGACGGATGCGATTTGTTCTGGTGTTGCTGTAGCCAATGCGGCTTTAAGGTCATCTTCTGATCCGTCAGCATGTCCCAAGAGCGCGGTGGATAAAGCTTTGACTGCCATGCCAGCGACTGGTCCAAGTAAAGCAGTAGCAATTGTCGGTGCGACATTTTCTATCAATCCTTTAAAAGGTCCAAGATCCATTATACCTAACTCCTTGAAAGTATAATCCCTACCATCAGCATTATACTTAATACTAACAGAACAATAAAGCTAACGACAGCCGTTTCGCGAATTTCCTCCGCACGAACCTCTGCTTGACGTTCTTCTAAATAACGCTGACGTTCAATTTCCTTACGAATTTCAATGACTTCGCGTTGAACTTGATCCCACGCTGCCAATCCGAACCGTTCTACAAAAAGGTTCTTTGCTTTCAACGCCAAGTCGTTTGCTTCAGCTTTTGCAGCGTAACGTTCAACCGCAATCTGTTCCGCTGTCTTATCAGAAAATATATTTAAAGACGGTTTTTCAGCGGACATGTGTGTTAATTTAGCAACACTTCCCCATAGGTCAGAAAGATCCGCAGCCATGCCTTGGATTTCTTTACCCGCAGCAATTCCAGCCTGAATCGCACCGTAAGCAGCTTGTGCCGCCGCCAGAATTGTTAAAGGGTCCATAACTCACCTATCCATTACGGGCTTTTGCAATACGCAGGGCGTGGACGATTTTTTCATCCGGCTCGTTCAACAGACCTTTAGTGCGCTCATCAATGTATTTTTTTGCTTCTTTGAACAATTTGTCAGCTTCAGGAATACGACCACCCGTCGCACGCTTTGTGCGATCCTGCATCAATTCATCCACGGGCGTTTCGACATCACGCTCCGCCCTATTGCGCATAGCCCGTGCGCGACCAGCAAAGCCCATCTGGCGGTTCTCTTTGCGCCATTCCTCTGGATAGTACCCAGACGCACGAGCGGGGGCTACAGGGCCGACTGTTTCGTCCTTGGGGACATAATGCTGACGCCAGTTGTAAGGGGTTTTCCCGCCATCACCGTATTCAACGCGACCACCTTTATTAAACCCAGCAGCTTGCGCCGTTGCACCAGCAACATTTTTGCCAGTTTTGTAAACGTTTAAACCATATTGGATGGCGTCTTGAACAGCCTTTTTTTGGTAGTCATCCAAATCCTGCGTGAACTGATTAATCTTTTTGCTGTCGTATTTTGTTTCACCCGCTTGTACGGACGCCGCATATGCAAGACCCGCCAATTGATTGTTTACGGCATTGACCAATTTCTTGTTGTTGAAGAATTTATCATAAGCAGCCGTCAACATAGCTGGATCTTTAGACGCGAGTTGATCCGCCAAAGCACGAGCGTAATTCCCACCGTAATAATAATTAGCGGCGCGGCCCATGATGATCGATACGGGGAAAAAAGGCGTTCCGTGCGTCAAATATTCGACGAAACCACCCAAACCCGGAATGTAGGAGTTGCGCAGGAATTGGGAAAATGTATCCCCCTTCACGCCCAAGTCACGGGCGCGTTGGTACGCATCTTTGTAAAACACTTCAGATTGAAGGTGGTTTTGAAGGTCGTGATACCCATTTTCACCCAAAACGTTTTCCAAACCGCGTTTGACATTATCTTTCGCAAACCAGTTTTTGATTTTGTTGTATGCGAGCGCGATGTTTTGCGGCGCACCAGTCTGCACCCCACCACCCGTAATACCCGCGCTTTCAATTTCAGCGAGAAGGCCGTATTTGAAAAACGCCTTTTCATCATCAGACATGTTAAGGGCGTCATTCGCCGCTTTGTCGATGTACTCGCGGTTATTGATCCGTTTCAGAAAGTTCTGTCCAGCCGTAAGCGCGTCATCTTTTAAATGCGCCATTTCGCGCTGAGTATTTGCTTTTTCAAACGCCTCGTTGTACAACCCCGACGGATGACTTTCATCGGTCAAAGCATTACGAATATCCGCCCCCAAATTCTTAATCTGATCCACATATGTGTTTTCAGAACTGGTGCTTGCGGAACGTTTCAAATTAGATGCGCGGGAATCTAATTTCTGTTGAAGGTTATCCAAAAATTCCACATTGACATTTTCAGGACGGAGCAAAACCCTCTCATCCATGTTCATGCCCTTAATGGGGTCTTTCAAATTATTATAAATGTTTGTGACATCCGGCGGCCTGCCAGTGTCAGAAACGATGTTACTCCCCAAACCATATGCGTCAGCAACATCCTCTTTTGACATACGCTTTAAATCATAAAGATTTTCAATCCCATAATCTTTTAGCGTCCTGACATCCGCATCACTCAGGCCGGAGTGTTCAATCCCTAATTCACCACGGTTGCCAAATGGGTTTTCAAATTTACCACCTTTAACAGTTGACATGGTCGATGACACGTCATCAACCGCTTTGGCAACGTCTGGGTTTTCAGCTAAAGCTTTATCCCACCCACCATACCACGAGCCTTTGCCGTTTTCTGGGTGATACGCCTCTGTAAAATTCGCTTGGTTTTGACGCGCAGCCAACTCACGCGCCTGTTGGCGAACGGAATCAACGTCAAAATTACCTTCGACGCCCGCCATTTTTTTAAGAAACTGCTGGGTGCGCTCCGGTGCGCCAGCCAACCGCTCATTCAAATTCGCTTTGAAATTTTCTAAATCATCTGGGTGATTTTTAAATTTCTGCTGAATCCAACGATCAGTTTCAGGCCCACGGATGTCAAACCATGACAATGGTTCCCCATCTTTGATCCGCTGCGCAAATTCTTTAGGATCAGTTTGAAGATCCCCGTTGACCCAATCCGTATGCAATTTATCCATAAAGGTATTGGCTGCGTGTTTGTCTTTATTCGTAAACCCCGCTAACCAATCAGGCGTGACTTTGGATATAACGCTTCCCAGAGCCTTGCCAGCCCCAGCAACACCCGCGCCGAATACAGCGCCTTCTTCAGCCGATTCAGGGATGCTTTTTTGTTCAGATGGTTGTTTCGTACCAAACGCTTGTTCGCCAGCGGCAGTCGCTGCACCCCAGCCCGCACCTTCCGCACCCCAACCAGCGAGTTCCGCACCTGTGGCGGCTAACCGCCCATATTTAGGGAGCGTAGCCGCACGAGCGGCTGAAGCAGCCAACCCGACGCCCGGAACAAACGCCAT